CGTTGACGGACTTCGGGGGAAAAACGAGTATTTTTAGTCATCCTGTTTACCTCTTTCTCAGGAAGTTTAGTCTCCAGGATTCCCGGGGCGGTTCATTGATAATTAATGATTTTTACTAAATGGTAGACAGTGTAGACAGTTAAAAGAGAAATTTAAAAAATGCCCCCTTAACTATCTGTTTTTTATATACCCCCCGTGGTTTAGGAATATAGAAATAACTGTCTACCTCTCTACCACATTGAAAATATCTTTATAATTCAAAATATTAATTGGTAGATGGTTGGTAGAGGGTTAAGTGAATCTGTCTACCAACCGTCTACCTTTACGTTTCAGCTTATAAATTTCGTATTATGTTCTGTCGTTAATCCCTGTAGCTGCTGGCAACCAGCCATCAGCATCATCATCTAACAGAACATTTGTTATCACTCGCCCTTTATCCGGGCCTTTAGTGCATTTAGCCCGCTTATACTCCTTTCCGTATTCCGCCATAGCTCCTGGCATATCAGTACCAAAGCGTGTCAGTGATACTGGTTTTCCCAGGCCATGCGCTGACATATAGGCTAAATAAGCATGATACAGGTATCGCCTCGGGCTAAATGGCACTATTTCCGCATTGCCCACCATCATTCCTTCACATTTAACCAACGACATCAGATAGCCGCAAAAGTCCACCAGTGAATCACCTTCGCGCTTTATCAACAGCGCTTCTTCTGATTTTTGCTGCTCATAAAGTAGTCTTTTAGCTTCGTCCTGGTCGGTAAATCGTGTTAGCAAATGGCGAATCACTACCGCCAGTTCGCCTTCTATCTTTTCCGCCAGCATGGGATCGCGTTCGTTCTCCGGTACGACCTCAGAGAAATTAAATATCACCCTACGACGCGAGATCCCCCCGCTTCGGTCACTGAATGACATGGCGTTATTGTTTACCGCAAGCACTACTGCCGGAATACGTGTGGAGTAGGGGGCTTTATGTTTCGGATCAATTGCCACCTTGTCGCCGCCAGTAATTGCCTTAATTCCTGCACCATCGCCAGCGTAGCGAGTCATATCCGGCATGATAATCAGCGAAAAGCCAACTACTAACGCGCGTTCCCTTGCGTCTTCCAGAGCCTTCATGCTTGCCGATACTGTGTTGGCCTTACCCGCCAGCATGGTACAAATCTCAGCCATCACACTTTTACCGCTTCCGCCTGGGCCTGTTACCTCAAGGAATAACTGCCAGTCGTACCGGTTCGCCAGTACCATGAATAATGCCGCCAGTACGCGATCAGCTTTACGATCATTATCTGCCACCGAACGACGCAGCCACTTCCAGAAATTCGGCGCATGTGTTGCCAGCGTTTCCCCCTCTGCTGGTGGGCTGAACGGTAATTCACTGGCATTTAACAACCAGTCATTTTTGTTATGCTCCCGAAAATTTCCCGTCCGGGTATCAAATACCCCGTTACTGAATCCAATAAGATTCCTGTCTGCCCCGCCCATAACAGGCAGGCTCAATTTCATTGTGTCTACGGCAAATTTAATGGCGTTTTGCGAATAACTGATTCCAGCATCAATAAAAATCTTCGCCATAGACCGCTGGAGTTCCTTATCAGATACAGGCACCCAGACAATTCCGTTGTAATGGTGAACTACATCAGAATCATCATTTATAGCCAGTGCTCTTCCATAATATTCAAGTAACACTTCCCCTCTCTGGCTGGCTCCCATCTGATTTAGTGCTGGCCTGGATAGGTCAATATTTTTTGTGGCTAATTTCATCGCTGAAACTTCCCCACTCTCTGCCTGTTCGCGGATCCGTTGCAGGTAGTCGCGCCAGTTTTCCGGCTCCCGGTCGGTGATACCTTTGTATAATTTCGCGTCCTGTACACCAGCCAGCGCCAGCTTTTCAGCAATAGCATTGATCTGGATTGGCTCTATCTCCCCCGCGAGATAGACACGCGCAAAGCGGCGTTCATCGTCGACAATGCGGATATTCGCCAGGTCTGCCAGTTGCTTTGGCCCCAGGTAAACAGGAGGCACGTTATCGCCGTGTTTTCGTCCTTCGCTTTCAATCCAGTGTTGAGCATGGGCGTAAGCATCCGTCCCGGCAAAAATGATTACCTCGGTGAATTTATCCTTCGGCTGATATTTTAAATTCGGTGCGTTTTTCACTTCTTACCTCCCGCAACCAACATTGCCCGGATTTTTTTAATATTCGTGGCTGCACGTCTCGCCACTGCCTGTTGTTTGTTTTCCACCAGAATAAAATCACGCTCAAACTGACGGCGCGGCATTACGCAGTCATATTCGTAAGCCTCACGGCGGTAGGTGATATTGCCTGGCGTAACGTGACGAATAACCACCCGTCCCCCGCGTCTGGTGTCCCGGAAAATATCACCGGGGCGGATTTCAGGCCGAGAGAGGCCGCTGGCAGTAAAGCCAGAATATTTCTTTTTCATGGTTTTATTTTCCTGTCAGCAGTTCCGGTTTTATTTCCGCACGAATACAAAGTTCAGAAAAAAATTCAGGAGAACCAACAATCTCATTACTTTTCAGTCGGCATTGTGATTTCACTTTCCCTTTATCCAGGTAAACCAGCACGCGTCCGGTGAAATCATCTGGCACATTAAGCACTACGGGTACATGCGCTTCATGATTATGCATGGCTTACATCCTCCAGAGATTTTCTTCTGTAACGCGTCTCTGCCACATATTCAGCATAGTCCGACGCAATACTAAGAATCATTTCACCCTCTGACTTGTAGCCACTGGTATTGATAAGAAAATATGCAGCTTTCATCATGTCAGCAATGCTCAACAATGCGCCCGATGTATCTTCCGGTGCGCCATCAAACTCCTGTTTCAGGGAATTAAAACGATCATCACGCATGTTTACCCCCCTGAATGACCTGATAACCGCAACTGGTCAGCAATTCGATAAATTCCGGCAGTGTGCCGAAACAGCAATCATCACGCAGACGTTCGCAGGATACTTCAACGCCGTTTTCGTAGTGACTCACCATACACCCGGTAAAATGCAGATCATCATCGTGATGGCACGTTGACGGCTTAATCAGTCGCGCACGTTCCGCCAGCTCCAGCAATGCTTCAACGCTTCCGGCAATTGCACCATCCGGCAGGTGGTAATTACGCACTATGCGCCCGTTCTCCACATTGACCAGCAACTGCCCGGTAAATTTCTCGTCAAACTGAATGCTGTTAAGGTCAGAAATTGACAGGTTATGCATGGTGCACCTCCTGCACATCAGCCATGATAATTTTTCCGGCCTTATCCAGTGCCTGATCGGCTTTTAGCTGCACAAATGCTAAATAATGGGAGATGCATTCTGATTCTCTGGCTGCGTGTTTATGCGCCACACCAGCGATAGCAGAAATCTCAATAAGTGAATCCATCAGCGTTTTGATAGCGTCTACCGCTGCATCAGGCCATGTTGCATTACACATGCTCCACCTCCTGGCGAATACGGGCAGCGAATACCATCACGCAGCCATCAGGAGATTGCTGGCGTGCTTCCTGTTCGCTGGTGGCCTCGATGTGAATCACGCGCGGTTGTGCCGTACTCAGGGCGATAAAACGCCAGATAAAATTGTTTTCGCATTTCTGAATAAACAGCGTGTTTTCTTCGCGCCCTTTCCATGTTGCCGAGATATAGCCCATGTCATTGAGCATCTCGCAGGCATCAACCAGCGTATCGGCGGCTACGTGTACAGTGTTTTTACCGTCAGCAATGCAATCACGGTGCACCGCCAGGAAGGTGTATATAAATTTAGGGTGAGTTTGGGTATGCTGTGTTCCAGCCATAATCGTTACCTCGTTTAACGGTTTGGTTAGACGCCCTGCATGTGTGCCACCACTGCGGGGCGTTGCTGTATATACACCACAACAATTGGTGTATATACAAATTAAATTTAAGTGTGCTACAGTGTCAAGTGTTTTATCAACACACCTTTTGGTGTAATGTGTACACACCTCAAAATAACCGGACATTCTGATGGCAACAGGAAACATCAACAGCAGATCGCAAATGAAAAATATCCGCTTCCCCCATGATGTAATCGAGGAAATGGAAAATTCGAAAACGGAAGGGGAAACAATAGCCGCTTTCGTGATTACAGCCGTTCGCGGTGAAATCGCCCGCCGCCAGGCAGAAGGAAGCGGAGAAAATCCCCTGGTTTCTTCGCTCGATGCCCTAGCGCAGGTGGAAAAAATCGGAGTCAAAGCTGCCGAGGAAATCGGGCAACTCGTCACCGTCGCGCGTGAAGAACTCCAGCGGCGCAAAGCTAAAGAGCAGGAATAACCACTATAGGTGCCGTGGTGTGAGGAACTACGGTGCATTATTTTACAGGGCAGCGCCATGACCAACAAAGAATCAACCAATACACCATCACCGGCACGGAAAAGACAGCGCAGAAAGATAGCGTACGAGCATGAGTCAGACAGATTCGCGCCCTGTGCGTTTGTCCTTGAGAAATTCCTTAAAGAGTACAGGCACACAAAAATGGGGTCGCATACCTGGAAAACATCGCGGCATGGCAATGTTAAAGAGCAGGAATAGCCCACCAGCAAGCCAGCATATTCACCATAATGACCCTCTGAACCGCCCCGGGAATCCTGGAGACTAAACTTCCTGAGAAAGAGGTAAACAGGATGACTAAAAATACTCGTTTTTCCCCCGAAGTCCGTCAACG